TGAGCTGGCCGGTGGTGGCGTCGGTTTCGGTGAAGCTGCTGGGGGTCAGCGCTTGGCCGTCGATGAAGTAGATGTCGGCTAGGTATGCTGACAAATATAGATTATTTAGAGCACCTGATCGGCCAATAGATTGTGCAGCGGTTGTGTTGAAAAGGCCGTCGTAGTTCTGGCTAGGGTTTGTGTTACTACTAAACGCAGTGACACGTACTCCGTTGACATAAAGTCGCACACGATCGTTTGCAGTTGCGTTCGGAGTGTCGTAGACAACAACGATGTGATACCAAGCACTTGGGTCACGAAATACTTGAGTGGTGACTTTTCTAGTAACGAAGCTAGCGCTGAAATCCGCGATTTGGATCGTGCCGGGATCGCTTTCGCCGAACTCGCAATTGAAGCCAGGGCCATTACCTTCAGAATCAATGTTGCCAAATATCATTTGACGGGAGCTGATGTTGCTCCGCTTCACCCACCCCGCCCAGGTCCAGGTGCGGCGGTTGCCAGCAGATGCGGGGGTGCGGGACAAGTAGGCACTGTCACTACTATTGAAACGGAGACTCCTGGAGATGCCCGTTGCAGCGGCAGCGGCGCTGTGCGCCAGGAGCGGAGTGGACGAGCCTGGTACCAGCATTAGTTGACGGTGTTGTCGAGGAGGGTGGCGGTGATCCGGCTAGCGGATTCCACAAAGTAGGCGATGACGTTGACGCTACTGAGCGTTGTGCTCATTGAAGGTGCGCCGCCTTTCCATTTCCAGGCAGTGGAGTAGGCCACGAGAGCCGCAGTGCCACTGTTCTGTGTGATGACGATACAGCCACTTTGACCGGCTGTGATATTACTGGGCGTAGCCAGTGTCACAGTGCCGCCAGCGGGAAGGCTCAGGCTGAAGTTGTTGGCAGTGGCAAAGTCCAGTGTGGTGGTTCCAGCCGTGACTGCGCCGAGGGCGCTGATGGTGCCACGCTGGGCGGCAGTGAAAGTTTGAGCGGTACTTAGGGAAGCGAAGCTGGCCCAGGACAAGACGCCGCTGCCATTGGTGCTGAGTGCCTGAGCGCTTGTGCCGTCTGTTGCAGGCAGTGTCCAAGTGACGTTTGCACTGATGGTTGCGGGTGCCTGGAACGCAACCCAGTTGCTGCTATCTGAGTCGGCAAAGCGAAGGTCGGTTTGAGCGTTGAGCGTAATGTCGCCGGTCATGGCGCCACCGCTCTTGGGTAGTGCTGCGACGGCCAGGTCGTAGGCGGTCTTTACGGCGTTTGGCGTGGCAGCGGTGCTGGTGCTGGTGCTACTGGTGGAGTCTGTGAGTTGAACGACGCCAACAACGCTGGTAGTGCCAGCGACGATCTTGCTGCCGCTGATTGCGGCTGTGGCACTGATGTCCGCGTTGACGATGCTGGCGTTGCCGCTGACGATGACGTTGCCGCTTTGGTCCGGGAAGGTGATGGTCCGGTCGGCGGTCGGGTCGGTGGCAGTTAGGTAGGTTTCGTAGGCGTTGGCCGTGGAGCCTTCAAACGCAAAGCTGCCGGCGCTACCGATCAGCAGCTCGCCGGTCATCGTGCCACCGGCCTTGGCGAGCTTTTCGCTCTCTAGCTCGTCGATGGCAGCCTGGACGTTGACAGCAGCAAGACCGCCGCTGGGGGTGTAGCTAACTTGGTTGGCCGTGACGCTGGTGATCGTCTGGCTAACGTCAACCTCGGTCCACTGGTTGCCGTTGGATAGAACAATGTCCGGAGGTGCTAGGGCAACGTTTGGGGCATTGCCGCTGGTGATCGTGCCAGCCTCGGAGACCACCAAGTAGTAGCGGTTGTTGGCGGTGGCTGCTGAAGGTAGCGGCTGACCAACGACCAGGCCGATGGCGGTGCCTTCTGCGGTGACGGTAGCGATCAGGCCGCTGCCGCTTCCGGCGGAGGCATCAAACGTGCCAGCGAAGATGATCTCGCCCACCGAGATGCCGATGGGCTGGAAGACGTTACCGTCCCAGAGAAAGAGGTCGCGGGTGAGCGGATTGAAGAAGAACTGACCAATCTGATCAGCGGTTGGTTGCGTCTCACCGATCTTGGTGATGGCGTAGTTGGCCAGCTTGGCGCCCGTGACAGTGTTGTTACTGATGCGGGCGATGTCGAGCGAGCCGCTGGTCAGTTTTGTGGCCGGGAGGTCTGGGATGTCGGCCGCAACCAGTCCAGTGGCGTTGGTGATATGGCCTTGAGCGTCGAAGGTGAAACCGTTTTGTGTGGCACCTGTAACCACGTTGGTGTGGTTGAGGACGCCGCTGCCGTCGACACTCAGGCCAGTGCCAGGGCGGACTACGCCTACGACAGAGCTTGTGGCAACGGGCAAGTCACCGCCTGTAACGCTGGTGCTGGCGGTGATCAGGCCTTGGGCGTTGTAACTGATCTTGCGAAGCTGGTCGCTGACGGGCGTGACCGTGTTGTTGATGACGGCAGTGTCGCCAATCAGTGTTAGGCCGCCGCCGTTAATGATGACGCCACCCTTTGCACTGGTCGTAGCGGTGGGGAGATCGGCACCAGCGATGGTGCGGTAACTTGCTGCGCCAGCCGAGCCAGTGGGACCTGCGAGAAATTGGGCAGCGGCGGCTGTATTGTCGAGCGAGGGAGTAAGTGTTACTTCATCTCCGTCTGTTGTGACGGTGATATTGACAATTCCGCTGTTGTTTGCGGTGATGCTGTTGATAGAGCCGGCAGCGTTAAGCAGGTTCCAACTGCTGTTGCGCCACATGTAGAGCTTGATATTGTCGGTTGTAAAGCCGAACTGCCCTACAAAATCGCCTGTCAGTGCATCAAGCGCGGCTTTGGTTGCTGCGATAACGCAAGTGCTTTGGTCTCCGAGCTTGGCCGCAGTTACGGCATCAGCCCCGATCTTGGTGGCAGTGACGGCGCCAGAGGCGATGGATGCCTCGACGATCGAGCCGGCGGCAAAGCTGACCTTGACGCTGGGTATGTCGCCGTTGGTGATAAGGTCGACACCGTAGGCGATCAGGTCGTTGACCGAGATTTTCTTGGTCTCGCTGGCGCTGATGTCCGCGATAGCGAGTTGGTCCGTGGCTGCGAGGTTGGCGCCAGCTAGAGCCTGTAGCTCTGTAATCTTGAGGTCTGCCAAGGGTTAGTCCTCCTGCTCCAAGGCCAAGTACGAGCTGGCGTCTTGCTCAAGCTCAAGTCTATCGTCGTTTTCCTGGAGGAGATAGCTCAGGGCACTGGTGCCGGTACGAAGGCGTATCGGCCCCGTCGTCACAAAATCGGCTGTAACCTCGACAACCGCGTCAGGCTGGAAAGCCACCGCTGCGTTGGTGATAACCCCGCTGATACTGTAGTAGATTTTATTGTTTAACTCGTTCTGTTGCCCAGCGGGTGCGTAATTTTCTGTTTTGACGAACAGTTCGGCGTCAAACTCGCTGCCAACTTCGGTGCGGAGAATGAGTTGAAGCAGGTAGTTTCCTGTTTCTGCGCTCGTGTTGAAGTAGTCCCAGTGGCAGGAGATGGTGCCCGAGCCGGACATTAGACCGCTGTACTGGTTGCGAAATTCTTCTGAAAGGGCTGTAACGTCGATGGCTTCGCGGCTGGTGTTGATCTCGTACGAGGTGACCGCTCCGAGCAAGCGGCTACTGGCGTTTTCAACTTTTACGCGAATGGGTATGTCGGAAACTATTGCGCTTAAAGTAATCGCATTGGCAAGCTCTCCATCAAGAGATGCAGCGAACGTATTGTATAAACGAATACCGCCAAGATCGTCCACAAAAATAAACCACTTGCCGCTGTTTCGCTTAGTGGCATCGGCCCAACCGTCAGTGCCAACGAATTCCAGCACTGCCCCATTTGTACTTGTAATTTCGACTTCGTCGCCGCTGATAAGGAAACCGGATTCAAAGTCGAAGCTGAACCGGCGGGCAGTGACGTTGATGTCACTGGTGTTGACGATTGAAGTTTTTTCGCCTTCGTCGCTTTTGCGGCGGAGGGCGACGCGACCATAAGCGCCAAGGTAAGTGGACATTACAGCGCCACTCCTGTTGCAGCACCAGAACCTTGGAAACTGATCTGGGCGCTCACCACTTCGCCGACGCTGGCGCCGTAAGAGGCGCTGGTGATGAAAGCGTTGAGGGTGACGGTTTTGCTGCCGAGCGCCAGGATGAAGGCGATGGGGGAAGTGCTGGGGGCGCCAGTGCTGATGACGCGCTTGACTTGCGTCGCAGCGTCGTTGCGGGCGGTGTCGTCTTCGTAGTAGAGCAGCGTGGCCGAGCCGCTGTACGAGCGGATGCCAGGCGTGTAGCTGCGGTCGTCGTCGCCCAGCGTGGTGGTCTCCAGCATCTCAAGGTCGGCCTGCAGGGACCAGTTGGTCACCTTCACCTGCGTGGTGCCAGCGATGCTGAGGGTGCCGTCTTTGCCGGTGTAGTACTTGCTCATGATGTGGTCACGACCAGGCGGATGGTTACGGTGCTACGACCGGGCTTGACGCTGGCAATATCCGGGGGCTCTGCATAACGATAACGCAGCCCTGATTGTGGTACAAAAGTAGAGCTGCTGCCGGTCCAGCCGGCTTTGGCGTTGTCGGGCAGGTCGAAGGCGGAGAAGGTGCCTTTGGTGGTGTCGTAGCTGGAGATGAAGAGGTCGGCGTCTGCGTCGCTGATGTTCTGGTAGGTCAGTTCCAACGTGCCTCCGACGCGCTTGTTGCCGTAGAGGATGCGGGATTCGGCGCCGCTTTGCGTGCGAAACAACTTAACCGGATAATCGCCCGGATTAAAAGTGCGGCTCGATGGTCGGAGGTTTGGCAGGGTCATCAGTCAGGCGCCAGGTCGCTTACCACCGTGAATCCATTGTAAGAAGGCTTGAGTTCATTAGCGACCACGCTGTAGCCGTTTTCGTCGATGGGGAAGTAGCTGGCGCTGATGCGTGCCAGGCCTTCTTCGTCAAGGTCGATTGAGTCGACCATGTAGACAAGCGAGCGCGTTGTTGTGTCTTTGATGGCAAAGATCGAGCCGAATAGTTTGTTGGCTTTTGGCTGGCCGTCGACGATGCTGACGGTGAGCGTGTCTTCGTTGACCTCGTTGTCGTTGCGGTCCCAGTAGTACACTTCGACGCTCTGGCCGCTGGTGAGCTGGGCGGGCGTAATGATGGCGCCGTTGTCTTTGATGATGCCGGACGCACCAGGCTGGACGTAGCTGGCTTGCGTCACCACGCGGATGAAGTCTCCGGGTGCCAAACCGAGGCCGTAGGGCAGCGTCTGGAAGCTGACCACATGGGTGCGGTGACGACGGGCGCTCAGGGCGTACTTGGCAAATAGTTCGGCGTGGTAACGACTGGTGATGTGTGTGAAACTGAACTCTTCGAGTGGACCGTTGGGTTGGTCGGTGTAGTACACGACCGCTGTTTGTTCTTGTGGGAAGCGATTGGGCAGTTCGGTGCGGTAGCGCACCATGGCACGAATGGGAAGGCGCTCTTGGGCTTGGACGTATTCCAGTTGGAAGGAGTCCTCGATGATGTTGCCTTCGGTGAAGATGCCCGAGATGGGCACCTTGACATCGAACATCGTGTAATTGCGTGTGGTGTCGATGGGGAGGGCGGGTTCGATTGAAAACTTGCCGCCGCGCATGACGAGGTTGCAAAGCAGCGAGGTGCTGATGCGTGCCAGAAATTCGCGCAGGTTTTGCGGTTCGACAATCACGTCGTCGTAGTACAGGCCGTTGGCTTCGAGGAAGGAGCCGGTGCGGGCAAACTGGGCGAGGTCAACGAGGTCGCTGCTGATCAGTTCGCCTGCGCCAGTGTGGGGATTGGTGAGGAGGTAGTAGGCAAGGTCGGTGAAAATGTTGGAGGAGTCCGTGGTAAGGACTGTGTTGCCGTTGGAGTTGCGGCGAATATTGGTGACTTGGATGCCTTTCTTTTGGTAGATGTGCAGTTGCTCGAAGCTACTGAGGCTGATGCCGCTGCGGACGCTGATGCCTGCCATAGCGCAGCCCGTGTACGAGGCGACGCCGTTACGAACCGGATCATTGGCTAGGTTTTCGTTGACGTAAACCAGCTCGTGCTCTGGGCCGTTGTCGCAACTGCGTGTGATGAGGTTGCTGTAGTGCGACACTTCAGCAATCGCGCTGTTTATTTCAAAAATGCGCGGGCCTGAGACTGTGGTGTAAGTGCGCGTGGTGACAGGCGTGTTGACTTCGAAAATGTAGTCGACCAAAGTGTCGTCAAGAATTGGCTTAGTGATTACAAAGATTTCGCCGCCTGTCCAAGTGCCAGTAAAGTTGGCTGGGATGGATTGGCCGTTTACTAAAGTCCAGAAGATTGTGCGAGCTGCTCCAGGGTCATTGGGACCAAGGTTTTCGACGCGCAGCCGCATGTTGAGCCGGACGGTACGGCCACCCCCGCTGAATTGAAAGTTGTTTTTGTCTGCTTCGGTAAATTGGTACTCTGCGCCAACAGGCAGCGGAAAGTACGGCACATCGGGAAACGGAGCCTCGCCAACGTTGTCAGGGTCTTTGCCGATGGCCTTTGCGATGCCATTGCTGATGCGGCGGAGGTTGGCGTCGGTGTTGTCGCGGTAGGAAAAAGCACGCACAAAACGCACACTTGATACGGGTGCGGTTGTAACTTGGCTACCTGAAAAAACGGGGTCGCTGACCATTTCCGAATGGAGTGCCAGCGCTGCGATGTCATCGAGGAAGCCTCGGACGCGGATGGTGAAGGTGCCGTATTGCGTGACGATTCCCGAGGCGTCGTAGAACGGATTGACTGCCGTGATGCCGTCGCTGTTCAGGCGGATGCATAAGCCACGACCAATAATCTGGTTGATTTCGCCGGAAGTGACTGGGCGGATGCGGTATTCGAACTGATCGAAGGGCTGCGCGATGCGGATGAAGTTGTATTGGTCCTGCGGCGCAGATCCAACAACGCAGAAGGGGAATGGGTTTAGCTTGGCCCAGCCTTCTTCGGGGCTGTAATCGTTGTTGGCAGGTCTGACGTAGAGATGGAAGAAAGAAGCACGGCGGGCGTAGGACTGGTTTGTTCCAGTAGAAAGACTGGTGTTTTCAACGTCGTACTTATGCAGTTTTTCGATGGAGGGAACTGAGTTAAAATTAGTGATGCCATTGAAGCGTGTCCAGACGTTACTCTTGATGCCGATTTCGGTTACTTCACAAGCACGAGAATTTTGGAATGTGGCGATCTCAGCTTTGCAGATGGGGAACCATGCTTGGCCTATGTCAAACAACGGACCGTCAGCGCCTTCAGGAAGATTTGTGTCTGACGTGATGAACGGGCGGTGGCACACACCGACATAGCCTGGACCGCCATCGCCGTAAACAGCGATGCACTTGAGGATTACGGTGTAGGGAGAGGAATCAGTTTTGTCGTAAACATTGTCGGCTGGTGTTCGAGAACTCACCTCAAACATGCAGTTGCCAATCATCCATTTGGTACCTATCTTCAGCAGCTCGTCTTGCTGTTCGTGTTCGGTTTGGATGGCGGAGATGATTTGTTTGTTGTCGACAGCTCCAAGGTCGGGATTTGCGTAGGTATATTCAAGGCCACGCTGCCTGTTTGCGACAATGTTTGGATTGTTCGTGTTGTAGTACAGCGTGTCTTGCAGTTTACCTGCGTTGTAGATGACGGTGACAGTGCCACCGACGACCATTTGGACGCGCAGGCCATTGCTTTGTTGCGGCGATGTGTATTCGGTGCCGTTGACGTTGGCTGAAACAATGCCAAACTGACGGGCGTAGTTGCGTCCCACGCCGGCCATCTTGGGATTGCCCGCAATTTGAAAACGCTTGGCCGTATAGGATCCTGCTGTTTGCTCGGAAGAGCCAGACAAGTAGGAGACAACGTCCCAGTTCAGACGATATGGCGTGCCGTTGGGGAGGCCGTTGTAGGCGCCAAATTGAGTACGGGACGATGGGGAGAACGAGTGGCAGAAAGCCTCAGCGGTAAGACCTGCGAAGGTTTGGGCGTTGAAGGCGTTCTCGTCGGGGCCGACAGTAATGCCAAAATTGCCGTAGCGGTTGTTGTGGCCGCGTAGGCGACTGTCTGGTGTGGTGCGGACACTGCCCGGCAGGGCTTGGTAGGTGGTGGTGCCAGCGATTGGTGTGCCGCCTTGGTAGTAGTACCAGCGGTAGTCGCCGTCAGGGAAAGAGTCGAGAGGCAGTTGGCCGATGTAAACGCCAGCGCGGTCAGCAGCGATTTCGGCGGGGGTGCTGTATGGGCCTCGAGGCATGGGCGATTGCCCTGCCAGGAAGACCATGCTGAGGCTTTGGTAGCCGCCCCAGCTAAACATGCGACTCCAGACCAGCTTGGGGCTGATCATGATGCCGCCGACGTAGTAAAAATCAGTGCGGCCGTTGATGTTTAGTTGGACGCGCTGTTGTTTGGTGAAGACAATGGGAATCGTTTCGCCGTAGCGGCTTAATTCTTGGTTGGCCTGGAAGCCATATGTCGGGGCAAATCGGTCGCGGCCTGCAATGCTGTCAAGCGTGCGGTTGCCGCCTTGGCGTTGTTGTGCAGGCGCCCTGGGAGCCAGCAGCAGCGAAAGGCCTTGGGAAACGACACCAAGGACCAGTGAAATGATTGCAACAGTTAAGGCATCATTTTGTACGTCTGGAATATGTGCATATTCCGCCGGACGTTCGCGGCTGAGCCAGTCGATGCGTTGCTTGAACTGGAGGTATTCCTGTTCGGTGCAACCCAGCTCTTCGGCTAGCTGGCGCTCGTAGGGCAGCAGTTGCTGCGGTAGCAGCGGAGTGCAGGAAACGCCGTAAGCGGGTGCCAGGTCACCGCCTGCAGGTTGGCCGTTATGTAGAGGATGCCGTCCTGCCAAACTGTCCCGAAAGCGTAATTCTTGTGTGGTAGGAGAACCACGTCTCCATCATACAAAGGATCTAGCACGCGGCGTCCCCAGCCGTGGATAGCCTTAAGGATTAGGCGGGGTGGAGCGTCGTACCAGTAGGGGTCGAAGGCGGGAGTGGTGATGCCGAGGCGATCGAGGGCTGTGTAGACGAGGTGGATGCAGTCGATGGCACCATCAGGCTCGGTGCCGTCTGCGCCGAGGCGATAAGGGCGACCGATCAGGTCGTACATCAGCTCAGGCGGACTTGAGCAGTAGTGGGAAGCGGGCCAAACACGTCTTCAGTGATGCGGCGTCTTGGCACGTCACCGCCGACTGCGTCGATGACAGAGGAAATCTCCAGGCGAAGTTCGGCGTCGCTCCAGATGGCACCAGCCACTTGACCTGCGTAGGAGCTGAGCACACGGTAGTCGGCCTTGTTGTCGGGGTTGAGCATCAGCATGTCCACTAGCACCACCCAACTACCATCGACCAATGTGGAGGCCCAGCTACGGCTGAGCGAGTTGTTGGGCAGGGCAAGTTGTGTCGACTGGTTGTCGCCGCTGCGGTTGACCGTTACGCCAGAGAAACCGAAGGGCAGAAAGCCGTGGGTGTTGCCGTTGTAGGCGACGTTTTCGTTGATCCAGAAGTTCTGGAAGTAGAGCGGGGAGGCGCCGTCGGTGCGGGGCTTGGCGGTCAGCATGTGACCTAGGGCTATTTCGGTCTTGAAGCTGGTGTCCATCAGTTCATGCCGAGGCGGCTACGGGTGGCGCGGGACTGCTGCAGGCGGCGAAGGGTGCGCTGTTCGCCCTGCGTGGCGCCTTGTTGGGCGGCTTGGGCCATGCCAGCACGGAACTGGTCGGCCGTGACGTAGTCAACGGAGTTGATGCGTTCCACTGTGTAGCGCACGTCGATGGCGGCTGGTGCCATTGTGGCGGTGCCGCCGCCGCTGCTGGTGTCGTCGCCAGCCGGGATGACAGCGGAGCCGCGTGCGCCAGCAGCATACCGGCTCATGGCTGAGCGCATCTTGCTGGCGGGGATGATGTATTCGGATTCGCCGCCTTCGCCAACTACCGCTTGCGTAGGGCCAGCGACGAAACCACCTTCGGCAAAGGACGTAAAGCCAGGCCCCTCCATCAAGAAACCTTTGGCAAAACCACCGCCGCCCGGAAACGCAACCGGACCGGCACCGCTGAACAATCCACCGCCACCGCCACCGCCACCACCGCCGAACAGGCCAAGCAGTTGCTTGAAGATGAACATCATCATCATCTGCGCCAGTATCTCGGTTGCCATATTGATGAACGACTCACCGATATTTTTGAACACGCCAGCAAGCGCCTCTTCTGTGGATTGCGCACCGCTAATAATGCTTTGGAACGCGCTACCAAATGCACCGCTAATTGCTTGCGCTCCTGTTGTTGCAGCGTTGATTGGGTCGGTCAGCTCTTTAAGTTTTGCGCGCATTTCATCTTGTTTTTGCATCGTTTTGTTTAGTGGGTCGAATGAAATGTCCGTTCTGAAATTTCCACCACCTGCGCCGCGGTTAAATGCACGAATTCCCAAGTTTTCTGTGTTACTAAAGTCGAGTCCTGCTAGTTTTTCAAATGTTTTTAAGCTCTCTTTTGTTATTTCAAGATCTAGCTCGCGGTTTTTTTGTCGCTTAAAGTCTATGTTGAGCAGTTCCAGAGTTTTGCGCTGTTCCGCATTTTTTAGGTTAGAGATTTGCTTTTGGTAATCTTGATAGTCAAAAACAATTTGCAGCCGTTTCTTTTCGACATCAGATAACCCACTATTCAGCATTATTTGCCGAGAAAATTCAACAGATAGTTTTCTTCCTTCTTCCAAGGAACGCTGGAGTTCTTCGGCTAGTTTGTCGGCGTCACTTTTGCCTTTAGCCTTGCTGCCACCAGCAGATGGAGGTAGGTTTGCAGGTGCTGTAATTTGTTGAATACTTGCAGGTCCGGCCGGTCTACCTAGCGCCTGTCTGCGCTGGATAATTCCTCGTTGCACCCGGCTAAGCTGCACTTGTGCCGTACCCAACGAATACTCACCTAAAGCGCCGCCGTACTTGCTCAGCTCTAGTTGGGCACTACCGGCAGCGACTTCAATTTTTTTAAGTTCTTCTCGGGTTGTAGCTATTTCCGGTTTTAAGTTTGCTAGAGCTTTTGTTATTGCATCTACAGTGCCTCTGTTAGCGAATCCGGTACCTCGTGCAAATCCTGCTCCAAAGACAGCGGAAGACAGCTCGCCAACTGTTGCATCAGATATAAGATTGATTGCTCGGGTAGCTTGTGTAATGATGTTGGCAAGTTTTGTTAAAACAGTATCTAGCGCAGGAACAAGGTTGCGTAAAATTGCACCAGCGGCCCCAGCTATGGCACTAGCGATATTGGCTACAGCTTTAGTAAAACGATCAAATCCGGTCTCACCCTTGTTGGCTGTTTTTTCAGCTTCTTGACCCATTTTTACAAGTACATCGGTGACTTGCTGCACGCTGATAGCACCATCTTTTGCCATCTCCAGCAGCTTAGTTCTACTGACGCCAAGTTTAGCTGCAAGCGTATCTTGAATTGGAATACCCTGAGCCGTAAATTTATTTAGTGTAGAAACACTTACTTTGCCGGATTCAAGTGTGTCGGCAAAGGCTTGTGCAATTTTTTCAACACTTCCACCATATTCACGAGACAGCTCTACCGCAATCTTTAAGGCGGAACTTGTTTCTGAAGTGCTTAAACCTAATCCTTGGATATTTGTAATTGCGGCTTCTAATTGTTCGCTGTTTCTGCCGGCTAGCTCAAAAGCGTCTGAAAGCACTTTACCCTGAGCTGCACTTAAGCCTAATTCCAGTGTTAATTCTTTAACGCGAGCTTTTGCGGCTTCCAGTTCTCCTAAGGCTGTGCCAATCAGGGAGCCCGCAAAACCGCCGGCTTGGCCTCCTAGTAAACCGCCTATAGCACCGCCAACGGCGGCCTGGGGACTCTGGCCGAATAAAAGCGGAAATGCGCCGCCTATAGCAGCGGAACTAAGGCTTCCGCGAATAGTTTTAGCTAATGCTTGTACTCGTTGTGTTTGTTTCTGTGCAGCATCAGCCCGAAAACGATCCAGGGCTATTATTTGCTGACGCTCTTCCGCAAACAGTTGCTGATTTGCTTTGCGCTGTTGTTCCAGTTCGCGTGCAGCTAACGCGGCTTCCGCACGTTCAGGTGAAACATCCCCTTCAAACCGGAATCGCCTAGAACGTGGGTTCGGTCCGAAGGGGAAACCTGCAGAAGTACCGGTTAAAAACGCCGCTCGTTCTTCTCTGCGAGCGGCTTCGTCTGCTAAACGTTGACGAGCTAGACCACTTGCAGCGCCCTCTCGCTGTCTTATAGCGGCTGCAGTGCGTTGTGTGGATGCTGCTAGATCAGCGGCAAGCTCCGCGGCTTCTGTAAAGAAGGTGTTCCAGCTTTGTTTAAGGTTTAAGGCTTTTGCAGCTGTTGTAGTTTTTAGTTCATCACCTAATGATGCTGCTTCTGTAAAGAAGGTGTTCCAGCTTTGTTTAAGGTTTAAGGCTTTTGCAGTTGCTGTAGTTTTTAGTTCATCACCTAATAATGCTGCTTCTGTAAAAAAAGTACCCCAGCTTTGTTT